AGTCCAGGTTCGTCGCAAAGCCGTGCCTGGGTATTTTCTGATGGAGCGCGGAGCGCTCGCCGGTCACGAACGATTTCAGGCCGCGCCGCCCGAGGAGCATCCACCATGTGGCGTCTATTTCGTCGTCGCAAGCGTGATGGGGAGCCGACACATACCGTAGCCGGCTATTCCTTCCCGCCATCGCCGGAAGAGCGTCTCGACATGTCAATGATGGCGGTCGAGCTAGGTAAAATGGCGCTGGCTATGACTGAGGGCGGCACCCCGGCACAACGGCGGAAGGTTCAGAAGATGCTCGACGAGGCGGATGCCACGATCCAGAAGCTGTTGGCGAACGGGGTCAAGGCTCCCCAACATAGCAGCTTGCGCGCTGACAAGATTGCATCTCACATTTCCAAGACGGTGAACATGCGCTCCTGATTGTGGTCAGCGCGACCGCCGGGCGGCGCTCAAACGCGTCGTCGTTCGTTTCTGAACCAGCCGTCGGTGAGGCCAACGGCCGTGCCTACAAGTTCAGAGTGGGCCTGTTCGAACTCACTGAGGATCGCAGACGGCCTTTAAGGTATGGGTGTTCCTCGGTGTTTGCATCAGAAAGGTTGCGCAAGTCGTAACCACCGCACGGCAAGGGGATGTCAGTGGACCCCAGCCCATTTAGAGGCTTGACCGGCATTGAGCGCGAGCAGAATTGATGATCCGAGTTGCCCTGGGCCGGTGGCTAAATCGTAGATCTTTTTGCCGGCGAAAGATTTAACTGGCGAACGGGCACCTTAATTGCTAAGGCTCGTCTGGTATCAAAGGAGAGCCAAATGGCCTGGAAAGCACCGAAAATTGTCGAAGTGTCGGTCGGAATGGAAATCAACATGTATGTGTGCGCGACCCGCAAGTAAGCGGGCGCGAAGTGTACCACGCAGGGCCCCGTCAGCAATGGCGGGGCTTTTCTGTTGGTATGGTCTCGTGGAGTCCATTACCTCCTCCGGCCATAGGATGCTCCGTAAGCAGCACATATCTCGCCGTGCAGCCGGCAACATGGTGCTGGTGTTGAAATGTTCAGTATGTTTCCTTGCTTTTGTCCCAATCCAATCTTGAAGCTGAGACTGCGTTGTTAATCGGGGCGACAGCAATGTGCCGCCAATTCAGCGTTGGTGAAGTGGTGACTTGGAAATCCTGGTTTATTCGCTCAAAGACTCGTGGCGATTACCGAATTGTAACCATGCTCGATCGAGACGGCCATCACATGTACCGGATGAAAGCCCACTTGAAGAATACGAACGGGCCGTAAGAGAAGACCTTCTTGCCAAATCGAATGGGTCGAATGGCTATCTGCCCGAACAGGCTCCTGCGCGGTCGCGCCGTAGCTCAGTCGCACGGCCAATTCTGAAGTCGAGTAAGTCCGAACAGTGCGATTATCAGTTTAGTTTCAGGCCGCTTTAGGTTCCTCGTCAAGACCTCAACCCTCACGCCCCGTCGGCTCTTTTGTTGTGCGCCGCGCTCCCCGGCACCGATGACACCAGTACAACGCCGCAGCGGGTCACGAGCACCGCCGAGCGATATCCACCTTCTAATTTTGCTGCCTTCGAGCCTATGATTCTATCATCGACCACGAGCAGCACCGCCGCCGGCTTGTCACCGTTACAAGCTCGCAGGCGTCCGATGCTAAAGCCATCTCGATCCTTTGATCCGGCACCACCGCACGGCTCGTCGCTGCTTCAAAACTAGAAATTCGCCGCATTTACGTTGCCTTGAAACGAATCCGCACCGGCGAAATGCTCCTGCAAACTCCTTCCGCTCCGGATGGCACCAAGTGAACCACCACCAGTGCCGTAACTACCACCCCGACTCGCTTGGGTTCACATTGGCGGAGTGATGCCGTCACGACCGACCAGAACGCGCTTCGACAACAGTGTACCATCACTCTGTTTTGTGACAAACGCAATGATCTTGGCACCAGCCGTCAGTTCGCCCTTCGTCCCGTCCACGAAATTGACGATCGGCGTTTCTGGGGAAACAAGGACTTTCTTCTCGCCATCCTTGTATTTGACCAACAGGGACTTTCCATCGTTGGCATCCACCTCCTGTGCGACGGTCGCGTTGGTCATCGTGCTGTTCGGGCGCAAGTCATACTGGTGCGAAAACCTTCGGCGGTGCCACGCGCTGATTCAGGGAAGACATGGATAACGATTGCCTTCTGGCTACCATCGGCTAGAGGCGTTCCGGTGACGCCTATGGACCAGCCGCCGCAATGTCTCACGTTCTGCGCAAACACCAACTCGGGTAACGACTCTGTTGCTTCCAAGGCGAATCCACGCGTGCAGCTTCCGTGAAAATCGGTGGAGACTAGAGTTTTCTTCCACGAAGTTAGGTCGAGATCCTATGGCATAGTCGCACATGATAGTGCTTCGGTCGCTGAATAGCTGGTCGCCCGTTATGAGCGTACTGCGCTCCGGTCAGTCGTCGGACGCGGCACCCAAGGTCGGCCGTACTACAGAAACTTCGACATGTGGTTCAGGCATCGTGCTTCGCGGCAAAGACTACGACGCCGAAAAAAGCAAGATCATCGGCACGTTTCCGAAGCTTGAGCCGGCGCAGCTCTGCGTCGGGGTGAGTGCAGCACGATTGCGCTGCGGCGGCCGACGCGCGCCGCGACAACTACCTGAAGCGAGGCTTTGCCATCAAAATAACTTAACTAGTTCCACGGCGCAGCCGGGAGCTTAGGGTAGTTGTTCGGGTTTTTGCAATTGGGACAAACAAAGCGGCCGCCAATCGTATTGATCCAGCCAGAGTCGCAACAGGTTTTGCAAGAAACCTTCCCTTCCGATTTCGTTATCGGCGTCGTAGGCTTTGACATCTCCTGACATCTGTCGTGGATGGATTTGAAATCATCAATGATCGCCATCGAATTCTTCCTTCCAACCCCCCTTCTTTCGGCTCGCCAGGCTAGAGCAGTGCAAACCGGAGCGCCTGAGTGAGTGCCCCGATGGGCACTATCACAGCGGCGACGACGATGCCGAGCCAAACGCTGTGCATTCTGCCCAACGGGTCATATCCCGCCTAGTTCCTAAGCTGACCATCGTGGCACCAAATCACAAATAATTGGCACATATCACAGGGCCTGGCCTGGCATGTTCAGGCACTAAAACCCTGCTCGCCGGTAGTGATCGCGCTCTGGCGGGTAAGGCGGCCTCGGCTGTAACGCTTGCGTAGGTGGGCCCGCCTCCCTCAGGGTACGCGTTTTATTTATCTGTGGAGCGGCAAGTACGACTACCGTTCGTGCTATGATTTGCACGTGCCGGTCTCACGCCGATTTGGCCGTCTCTTGCTAGACCGTTGCCGCTCGGTTGGCTGGCTCACCATAGGAGCCACCAATGCCACGAATAGACAAAGCGCCCTGCGCCCCGGTGTGATCATGTACGGCGCGCCGTATCGTTGCGAGCTGGGCAGCGCCGCCTCGATCGAGGCCGGTCACGAGCGCGACGGGTTGAACTCTTATTTGCGGCATGACCGCCAACCGCACCCGAGGCCAGCGCCCTGCTCCGACACCCGCGCGCGCATCCGCGCACTGGCCGAGAAGATCGAGGCCTCGTCGCGTGACATCGAAGCCACGCTGGCGCGCACCGCGAGCCTCAAACTGACATGACCTCTGGCGTCGCAATCAGGATGCGCGATGAACTCGCCGGTCTGACGAAGTATCACGGCATGCCGACGGGCCAGCCGCATCACGAGAAGGATCTGCCGTACTGCGATCCCGGAAAGTATCTCCTCCGAGGCTACGCGACTGTCTGGCGGCCCGACGTCGAGCGCGTGATGTTCGCCCGCGGATCGCTGAAATGGGGTGAGCTTCCGGTGCTGCGCTATCGCCATCGTGACGAGATCGTCGGCCGCGTCATCGAACTGCGCGACGATGCGGCCGGGCTTTTCACCGAGGTCGAGACCGACGACCCGATCGCGCGCTGTACCGCGGCGTTCTCGATCGTGGCGACCGTGCAGGCCTACGCGATCCGCGACCGCTTCGACCGCGCGGCCTTTCGCGCCGAGATCACCAAGGCAACATTGACCGAGATATCGTTGACGCCCACACCGGCACACCCTCAAGCCCTCGTGCACCAACGCATGCCGGTCTGTGCCTCGGCCGAATTCAACCGCGTTGCGATGCGGTTCACGGCCGTCGCGCGCAAGCTCGTCTTGGCCATGTATCCACATATCAGGAGCAAGCCATCATGAAGTTCGCTGAACTGTTCAGGGACGAGGCAGAGGAGGCGCACAAGCGCGAAGTGTCTGAGCGCCAGCGGCTCCGCTTGTCGCCGTCTGGCGCGAATGAAATTCGCATGGCTCTTGTCGTGCGCCAACGGCAGGCGGGTGCGCCGCATCTCGCCGTGCTCGCGAAAGAGACGCACATCGCACTCCATCTTTTAGAAGCCTACGCCAAAAGCGACGCCAGTCGGCTGTCAAACGACAACATGCAGAAGGTGGTGAAGGAGCTGCATCGCAAGGACGTTTACTGCGACGAGGAACGCGATCTGCTCGTCGGTCCCGTGGTGGAAGCCAAGCCTGTCTCGACAATCGAGCATCTGAGCTATCAGCCGCGCAATGCGACGGAGCAGTCCATCGCTGACCTGTACAAGAAAATCGGCGAACAGCGCGAGCGCGAGCGGGCGGCACAGGCGAAGGCGCATCGGAGAAGCCAAGAACACGCTGAGACGTCCCGGCTGGGCTTAACAAGGAGGTAGCGCACATGGTGGTGGCAGCTTTGTGCCAACAGCAGGTATCCGCCGATCTCCGATCCCGCCCGATTGTCGCCGTTGTCGCCGCCGCGACTCGCCAACTACCCGCGTTGCGGATCAGTTTTGCTTAGACGCCTCGTCATTTGCTGCGTTCATCGCGCGTTCCACCTCATCCGCCAGTATTTGAAGATCCTCTGCGAGCTTGGTGAACAGTTCTCGCTTATGCGGCACGGTCGTCAAATCGCGGACGAGGGCAGCTTCCGAAGCCTGCTTGCGAAGTGTTTCCAAATGTCTCTGGTAATCTTTTATCGGCGAGGCCTGATGCCGGTGACCTCTGCCGAAGGTTGCTCGCTGAGCCGACGATACGCGATTCCGCCGATCGCACCACCCACCAGCGGAGCCACCCAGAACAGCCAAAGCTGTGCCAGCGCCCATCCGCCCACGAACAAGGCAGCCGTGCTGCGAGCCGGATTCACAGACGTGTTCGTAATAGGAATGCTGATTAGGTGGATCAGCGTGAGCCCGAGCCCGATCGCAATAGGTGCAAAACCGACCGGCTTTCCATGCGTCGAGCCCATAATGATGAAAAGGAACATCGCGGTTTAGCACCACCTCGGCCAAGAGGCAGGAGAACAGGCCGTAGTGTGCTGGCGAGTGCTCTCCATACCCGTTGGCCGCAAAGCCCTTGGCGAGGTCGAAGTCATGACCACCACTTGCAATCACGTACAAAATAGCAGCCGCTACGATCGCGCCGATGAGTTGGGACAGCACATATGGGCCAATCTCATGCGCGGGAAACGATGAGATCCAGTTTCTGAGCGAGATGCAGGAACGGTTGGGTGCCGAACTGATTCGTGATGCCGCGTAAACTCGTATATGGCCGAAGATAGGCATTGGCGTCGCAATTGCGAATGGATGCTACAAAGAAGCGACGCTCGGAAGCGAGAGGCTGGGACGAGGTCGCAGGGGGAGGTACAGCGAAAGCGCTACACCTCTCACGGAACCTCGGCATTTAGTTATGTGAATTCGAGGCCAAACACCGGCCGCTCGCTCCTTCTCGGATCAGATGCGTGTTGAACTATTTCAGAGATTTTCCGCTTAGTGCAACGGGTCGATGGGAGGTAACCATCGTCATGAGGATCGAATATCTCTGCCGCCCCAAAAGCAGTTCACGGCTGCCGCCACCCACTACACAACGCACCGTGGCGAGCGGAGCAAGTACTGCAATGCAATGTCTCAAGCTGGCAATTCTGGTTTTCGCATATGCGCTGATATCATCGCCCGCGTTTACGCAAACCTGTTGCCCTCCGGCTGCGCGCCAGAGCCTAATCGGTGCGTGACGGCGGGTCCGCTGTGGACCAGATGCACTCCCATCGCCTGCGCCAATCCTTCAAAGCCGTCCGCCCGGCACGCTAGTTCGATCCGCGAGCACCGAAAAAGCGCGGTGCCCGCCAGCCCGCTGCATACAGTGCGTACTTATGTGACCCCGCGTCAAATTCCCCCGCATTGCCCATTGACGAATCCAACCAAGGCACAGGTCGATGAGGCGATTAATCAATGCGTGAACGCGCTGACCCAAAGTGCGCAATTGCGAGGTTGCATTTTCGGGGCGATGCCGGCAGGGCAGAAGACATAAGAACGGGCTTGGGCTGCCCTGATCGTCAAGCTGCGCTGGCTATGCAGTGTCTGAAACGCTGCGCCAGCTACGCATCCGATACGACGCATTTGGTGTGCACCGGCAGCTATCCGAACACCGTCTGGCGTATCTCCTTTGGAGATATCTCGGCCGGCGCCGGCAACGCTCATGTAGAACTCTGCGGGCCTCCACTGAGAAGCTTCCCCGCGAAAAAGCTGCCGCCGGGTTGAGAGTGAGTTGCTCGTCCATTGTACTTGGTCCTGAATAACTCAGGATGGCGTCGACTAAGGCTTGCATGGCGAATTCGCTCCGCGGGGGCGTGTGCCGCGCTGGCGCCTATTCCCGAACAGGTGAAGTTGCCGGCCGGCATCGGCTTGAGGCTCAAGTCGTCATCAACGTGGTCGATACTATCGCCAGCCGGATTGCCGGCGGCGGTGACCTTGTCATTGCCCGCCGCAGGACCCGTCGACGTTTGGTCGCAGAATATCTCGTCGCGCGCGGCCACGTCGAGATGCGAGGCGATCTGGTCAGGCCTGTCGTCGTTAGCGACGGTGAGGGCGCCAAAGGAGTCCGGGTTCAAGGTGACTTCGGCTCTGAATTTTCGCTTTAGGTCTGGCCAGCAATTGTCAGCCTGACCGCCAAGGGTTCGATCGGGTGAAGGACGTAATCCATGACACTGGCAGACCGCCGCAGGAACCATTTGTGCCGGGAAACAGAGTCTAAAGAGACTATCTGTTTTGATGAACGAACCATAGGCGTAGTTGATCTGGTTGCCTCTCGTGACCAAGTTGAGCAGGTCGAGATGGACGCTCCTCCTTACGGCGCGCTCGCGCCGCGCTGATGCCGATACTCTCGCCCCTGTTGCGTCCGCGATCGAATGTCAATTCCCTCATCACTGGGTCTACACACTCGGCACCATGAATGGCGTTTTTCTGGCGTGGCTCTGGCCAGCGGACGACACCAAGAATTTCTTTACCAAACTGATCGGCCTCACGACCTTTCTGGTACTCGTGCATTTCGGGCTGTAAACTCAGAAACGGCACAAAAAAAATAGCCCCGCCGAAGCGGGACCAAGTCGGGAGGTCTAAATCTTCAACAACAACAGAAACGACGATGGCAACCATCACCAGAAGCGAGCTGATAGCTCTCGCGCAGTCCAGCAATCGCGACGACAGGAAGCGCGGCTATGACATCTATCAAGCCTGGGTCAAGGCTGGTCCATCCTTGCCGCCCACGGACCGTCTGACCACGACCGAACGCATGCTGCTCGCGCAGCTCTTTGCCGTCAGGCGATCGGAATCGCCGCGACGATCAGGGTGATGGTGCCGCCGCATGCGCAAGCGAGCGCGCCGTCCAGATCGAAGCCAGCGCAAACGAAATGTCGTTGTCGCTGACGTTCGATCCGAACTTGTCGGGCTCCGCGTCAATCTCTTGCTGGATCGTTGGATTGGATGCGATCACATGCGCGGCCACCAGCTGCGGCTGCTCCTCGCCACGAATGACGAGCCCCGAATAGGACATCCGTGCGTCATGATCTGCCGTACCGGGGTCTTCAGTGGACACGTTCTGCGCGGTCGCCATCATCAGCATCATGGTGCGACCTGAGAACTCGGCATTGCTCGCGGCGTTGATGTAGTTGACTGCGGCCATCAGTTCACTCCTAGGATTTGCAGCATGGTTTTCGGTGCGAAGCTGTCGAGTTCTGGATTGAGTGGCGGCTCCGGCGGCTTGAACGGATCTGGCGTGTTGCCATCCGCAAGCCATTTCTGATACGCGGCATAATCGCGGTTGGCAGGATCGGGAGGAATCCATGCGCCATCTGCGGTGCGGATGACCGCGCCGTTCGGGTCGGGTGTTGCAAGTTGGTAGTCAGACATGATCAGAGCCTCGCGTCTGCTGAGAAAGATAAAGAAACGTACCCGCCCGCCACCGTCGTATTGAATTGCAGCCCGGTGTTGACATCATCCGCGTAATTAAACCCGGTCAACGAGGCGTTGCTGGTTGTCGGCGTCCCGAGGACCGCCATTGTCGGACCCCCAACCCGCTTCTGCGTTACAAATGGACACGTTTCGATGGACGATCCGACACCGTTTGCTTGTAGTGTTACGAAACGTCTTTCCCAGTATCGTTGACACAGCTGGAGTTCTTGCATGTATGGCCGCATGATCAACGGCGCGCGGGCAGCAGATGGAAGTTCGATGCCGGGAAGCAGGGTAACCCCTGTAAAGAGTACATAGTTGGTTGACGTGTAAAAGTTCGTGCTATTCGTCGTCTGGTTTGAACCCGTTGCCGTCCACCCGGCCGACGTTGGCGGGGATGGTGGGACCACGGTCGCCGATTTGCCCATCAGGAATATGTCGAAATACATTCCGATCGTGTTGTCGGTCGTCCACACTGCGCTCGTCGATGTATCTCCCGGCACGGTGCCGGTGATCCACTGCCAGCTACCCGCCGTCACGGCATGCTCGATGTAAAAAAAGCGGCTGCTCGATTTATTTTGCACTCTGACAAAGAACGTGCCGGATACCGATGGAAGAACGTAGAACCCATAACTCAGCGGTTGCGCAAACGTCGTTCCCCATCCCAATCGAGCGGCGCGAAATCCCTCGACCATATGCCTCAACATGAGGGAGTCGTTGTTGGCGACCGATGTGATCGCCGCCGTCGCTTCAACATCGATGCCCGCAGTATATCCGGCCGGGAGGCTGCTGGTCTGTTGTCGTCCGATGATGGTGCCCGTACCAATAAAGACAATTTGCCAACCATCGAGGATGTAAGTGGCGGTCCCGGTCGGCGCACTCACGTTACCGGAGTTGAATTGGCTGACTGTGAAGCCGCCATTGACCTGAAGCCCGTTGTACGCGAGCGCGTCCATCTGAGCTGCCGGAAGGCGCTGAGCTTGTTTGGTGACATTGAAAGCCATGATCAGAGCCTCGCATCGACAGTGGCAGAAGTGTCAAAAACGTAAAAACTAGTCGTCGAAATATTGAGTATGGGCGCGAATATTTTTGTCGTTGCGCGACCGCCGTTGATCACACAATTGGTGTATGTGCCGCCCGCGACGTAAGCCATCGACGGAGCGACGCGTTTTTCGACAGCGAATGGAAATTGCAAGGCGACGGTGCCGGTGCCGGTCAGAGCGTAGGCAACGCTATAAGTCGGCAACAATTCCCAATAGCGCTTGCAAGTCAGAAGTTCTTGACCATACGGCCTCTGGATCAGCGGCGCGCGGGATGCGGATGGCAGTTCGAGGCCAGGGAGGATGACGACGCCGGTAAGGTAGATGTAGTCGCCGACATTGGCGCAGCCGTTAGTCGTGCCTGTCGCAGCGACATAGTTGGTGGACGCCCATGCGTTGGCTGGTCCTGCATAAGTCGTTCCGCACGCCATGGCGATAGCGAGTGACAGACCGCTGGTATTATCCTTATTCCATACCCCGTCCGGACAGCCGGGAATAGTAACTGTCTTGTACTCCCACACCGTTGTCGAATTGATGTTGAATGTGAACGGATAAGAACGGTCAGCCGCGCTGTTGCCGACTGCGCCAGAAAACATCCCCGTCCGGTTCGAGAACACCCAGAATGCTATGGCAATCGGCTGTGCACTTGCCGTACCCCATGCCAGCCGTGCTATTCGATTGCCCTCAATACTCTGAGCGAACGCCACCCAGTCGGCAGCCGCCAAGCTTGGCTTTGCTGTTGTCGTATATATGTAGATCGAACTGGTATAGCCGGGCGGGTATACATTGGTAACTTGTGCTACGCTGGCAGCGGGTCCGGCCACGCCAACATGCCATCCATCGACAATGTATTTGTTTGCACCGCTTGGTAATGAAATCGCGGATGAGCCATTTTCCTGACTAATTTCCATTCCGCCGTTTATTTGCATTCCTGAATACGCGAGCGCGTCAAACGGAGCAGCGTACACGTTCTGCCGCGCTTGAGCTTGCTGTCCAGCCGAGAGCGATTGAGCTTTCGTGAAGCTGACGGCATCGGCGATCTGAAACGTGGTCTGGGAATAGACATAAACGATGTCGCCGAGATTGGACGGGCTCGCCAACACGATCGACGTGCCATTGGTGGCGGTGTACTCGGTGTAGGGCAACCACATGCCGTTGACGGCAACCTCGACGGCGTTGGCGACGTAACTGAGCGTGAGACCCGCGCCGTCCATCCCGGAGAACGTCGTCTGGCCCGCAGTCGCAGAGAACCAGAACCGGTTCGGCATGCCTTGCATCGTGCCGACCGTGGTCCACTTCTCGCCATCCCAGCGATACGAGATCACGCCGGGTGCAGGCGTCGGGTAGATTTGCCCAACCGTAGGTGAGCTTGGAAAATCCAAAGCCATGGTCAGCTACCCCTTGCCGTTGGTTTTTGCTTCCAACATCGCAACTTTTTCAGTTAAATTTTGCAGCGTCATCATCAATCCAGCTGTAGGAAGAGGCTGCGCCGTGGCCAGCACCCATTGCTTGCTGGTGCCGTCATTGTAGCGAATGAACAAACAACCAGTACTCGACTGCCACCACAAAGAACTATCCGGAGGACCGACCGGCGCGGTGTCGGAGATGTAGACAGTGCTGCCGCCACCGGACCCCGGCGTCCCCGGAATGCCCTGATCGCCCTTCGGCCCTTGCGGGCCGACTGGTCCGGGATCGCCTTGAGGCCCTTGCGGACCTTGCGCGCCTGCCGTGCCGGGAATGCCTTGTGCGCCGACCAGACCGGGCGGACCAACCGGCCCCATCGGTCCCTGTGGACCGGGCGGGCCTTGCGGACCCATCGGCCCGATCGCGGGGATCGACAGCACGAACGGCTGGACATCCGAATAGGGCGTCAGCGTGAAACGCGGCGTGCCCGGAGTGCCAGGATTCTGATCGAAGTGTCGTCCGGCCATCAGCGTGTCGTCCCTTCTACAACGTCGGCGCTGCCTTCCCACAACCGTTCTTGGTAACCGGTCGGCGTTAGCCGCACCAGATCGGTGTAGTACGTGCCTTCAGCCAGATGCGTCATCTTCGACCTTTCGATGATGATCGTGAACTGGCCACCGACTGCATCGGTGATGTAGATGCCGTTATCCGGCGAGAACACCGACACCAGCGCCTCATGATCTATTTCGAGATTGCGGATTTCCAGCTTGAGCAGCGAGCCGGTCAGATCAATTGGCACGAAAGATGTGGCGGTCTCGTCGGTTGCGGCCTGATACAAGAACGGCACAACCCAATCCTCGTTCTTTGAGATTGACATCGTACCGCTGTAGTAGGCAGGGCCAGCCATCGCGTTATGTCCCTTGCTTGGCCGCCAGCGTCTTGGCCTTCAGTCCGCTGAATCGCGCCTCGACATCGGCATAGGTAGCGATCGTCGGCGACGCCGAACCCAGATCGGCGAGGCACTGGGCTTCGGTGGTTCGACAATTCTGAACGAACGCGTTGACCTGATTGTTGAGGTCGGCGGCATCACTGGCCGGAAACTGATAGGCAATGCCATCCTGCGTGAAGTCAATCATGTCGGTCGGCGTCATGGTGGAAGCATGAACTGCCAGACCATTGATCAGTGACTGGCTCACCCGATCAGTCTTCACCGGGATACTGTTCCACGTGATCCCGGCTGTGACTGTGTCGAACCTGACTTGCCCGGAGAAGGCCTTGAGTATCTCCGGTGTTGGATCAGGCTCGGCATACTGCCGGGGGTCTTGTCCGGGAGGCAGCGTCGTGTCAATCGTGCCGACACGATTCAGATCACTGATAGCCCCCGCGTAAGGTATGATTCGCACTCCGGTGCCATAGGCTGTCGATGGCACGCTGGCCAATTGACTATCATGCCATCCCAGCACGATGCCATTTTTGGTATAGAGCAAATTCATCAGGCTACTCCTCAAGCCGAGATGAGCGAGTTGGCGTTGCCTACCACTCCGTACGGAGGCGAACTTCCGGTAGCGTAATTTATCGATCCGGACATGATCTGGACGGCAGCATTTTGATAGGCGTAGATGGAGCCACCATTCACGTTCGCGCCACTCCCATAGTCGGCGGGAATGGCGACGTTGGTCGCATATGCCAAGACACCCCATTGGCCATTTCTATAAAGGTGGCTTAGGCCGCCGCCGCCGCCAGCAAGAATTGGAGCATTAAAATAACTAGGCGATCCCATGTAATTGTATAGGCCAACGTATTTATTGGCATTGCAGAACACGCCGCCATCCCACTGAGAACCAGCGCGAGGGTAGAAAATGAAGCCAAAGTTGTTATTGAAACAGAGAGCATTGCCAAAGCTGCACACAAATCCGCCGTTTACGACGAGAATGCCAACATCACATCCGCTCGCGATAAGCGGAGAAATGAAATTGTAATCCGGCGTCTCGCCAAGAATATCCACGGCGCTGCCAGCTTCAAAGTTGAACCCTGCGCTCGCCCAATTGACCGCCGCCAAACCATCATAGGCCCAAGGACTCGAGCCGTTGATGGATCGAGGCATGGTATTGAATGCGCCGTTGCACATGAATATCAGCGCCGATCCCTGATTCGAACCATCGCCGGTCATCAGCACGCCGTCGAGATGCATCAGGCAATTCCCAATGATGATGATGCCGCCGTTGGGAAAGTAGGATGGATTGAGGTTCGCTCCAGAGAAGTGAAGTTCGGTTGCGAATTTGCTTCTCAGGATCGCCAGATTGGTTTGCATGTCGGCAGCGCGCTGCGCATCGGATGGACCATTCCAAGCATAGCCTGCATCGGTACGTGGTACCGGAGCCAGCATCTTTGCACCAAAGATCGAGATGCGGTCATTGTTGGCGTGAGAAATGATGATCTGCTTGGTGTATACATATTGAACCGCTTGGGCGCTCCCCGCAGCCGCGCCCGCCAATTGCAGGATCACATGTCCTCTTGGAGTGATCCGATATTTTCCCAGATGGTCGAAGGCAGTGATCAGATCAGGGAAGTCAGCACCAGAACCGTGAACCGTAAACGTCACTTCGGTGTCAATGATGAATTGCCAGTTGGTGATGAAGCCCTCGATCGCCTTGCGCAGCTGCGACATGTCGGTGTTGGCAGGCACCGCGCAAGGCTGGTTAGAAAAGTCCGTGTAACCGCGCACGTTGGCACGGGTGATAACCTCGACCACCTCTCGCTGATCGTACTCGATCGACTCGGCGGAAACGATCGAGCCCTGAATGCCTGCGGCCGGGTTGCCGTTGACATAGGACGCGTTAGGGTTGGAGGGCTGGTCCAGCGGCTGATTATACTGCATCTAACTTTTCCCCTAGTAGCCGAAATGCAGCGGGACTTCGTCCCACTCGGCAATGAGCACGAACGACCACGTCCCGGTTTGCGGTACGGTCGCCTGCACGATGAAGCCTTCGTCTTTCGCGAGCGCCAACGGCATCTCGCCTTGCGGCTTCTCGAACAGCTTGATTGGTGATGCCAGAATCGGCGTGTAAGGCGTCGTGGTCACCGCGCTGGCCCACGAGTCGGCCACGCCGGGACCGCCATCAAACGTGTAGGTACCGCCGGTCAACGCTGTCGTGGTCGATCGCATGACGCTGGCCTGCGACGATGCCATCGAGCTGCGGAGCTTGGCCATGTTGCCGGAGAAATCGATCGCGTAGCCGCCGGTCAACTGCACGGTGAACGGCCGCGCTATCAGCAAATCGAAGATGGCAATCCCGGCGGTAAACCCAACGTCCTGGCTCCACACCGAGATGCGAACTCGCTTGAGCAGGGCATACATCGACGCCGACGACCAGCGAAACGCGTAGATCGGCGACGCTGCGGCAAGGTTCGCTACCATGACGCCGCTCTTGGAGCCGCGATGATACGAGCCGCCGCCGACGCTGCCGTAATCGACCGGGCACAGATTGGCCAGAACCATCGATCGCTGGTAACTGCCATCGGTGGCGTCGCTGATGTCGCGCATCCGCACCGTGAACAGATTGCCCAGGCCATCCTTGATCTGCTTGTTGTCAGCCATGTCACATCATCCCAAGGGCAAGATACTGGGTGTTGAATGCCTGCGTGAAATCCAGCGCTTCCAGCGGCGAGTAGTCGTAAACGATGTCGGTCTGCGCGGGCTTCAGCCGGTCGAGGATGCATTCCAGATCGTCGGCGATCTTGATCGCCAGCAAACGATCAATGCCGCACTGACTGGAGTTGACGTGAAAGTAGCTCAGCGCCAGCGAGCCGACATGCACCGTCCAGTAGAACCGCATCTCCGCTGGCCCCACATACCAGCGGTTATGCGTTGGATCGTCGCCGTTGTAGATGCCGCTTTGATCGCCGACACGGGACACACCGCACATGTACGGCGCGTATTCCGTGATCGTGACGTTGCCGTAACCGTAGGCCGCCGCGATGTCGATCATGAACTGGCGCGACTGCGCGCCAATCATCGTCATCTTGGCCACCAAGGCCGCCCGCCGCTCATACAATGACGTCGGCGGGTTCTTCATGCAGGGGTCGGGCAGGCCCCAGTTGCGTTCCCAATCCGTAATTAGCTCGACGGTGGCGCGCGGGTCGGATTCAATCTCCAAGAGATCGCCAGCACGCCCGTCAACGAAACCCCAGTACTGGCACAGCCCGTCGCAGGCCTGAAACAGCACGCTATCTGGCGTGTGGCGCGGCCACGCTTGCCCGGTCGGCAACAGATTGAGAAAGGCGTCCCGATAGTCATTGCCGGAACGACGCAGATGACGATCACTCACTTGCGTGTTCCAAATATTGCAGCACGCGACGAATTGCTTCGGTGCCGTCGCCTAGCATGCCAATCCCCAGATTGCATTGGCGACACAGATAACCTCGAAACTTTCCTGTCTCGTGATCGTGGTCGAGAACCAACGGACCCTCACGATGACAAATGGAGCATTTTCTGTCGGTCGGTGGAGGCGGATAGTCAAGACACTCGGCATAT